TTTGACGACATGCTTGACATCGTTCGGGGTCGGGTCGGGGTCGGGGCCAGAGGTTAAACCCCCCTCGATACCTCCGCCGGCGTCCGTGGGGAGGGGGGGGTCGGAAGTAAACCCCCGTCCAATAACTCCGCATAAAAAAGCCCCGACCAGGAAAGGGAAACCTGGCCGGGGCTCGGCTACCGGGTGCACCCGGTAGCGGCGGCGCCTTTATGTGTCAACAACCGGCGCCGTATGCCTTATCTGTAAGCCACTTTTCATCGGGCGTACAATTGAAAACGTAATAACCTTGTCCATGGGACAAAGCCGAACCCACCGCTTCCTCAAAGGTTAGTTGTTCATCCTCAGGGCCCGATTTGAACACCCCGAAATCCGTACCGCTATGACACGTTGCGACGCAATATTTCGTTTTCATAGATTCAACCCTTCATGGCTTAGGGGATCACGACCAAGGTAGCGGGCTAGTTGGTAGGCCGCCTCAATTGATCGGTAGGGGATAACCTTATTAAGATATCTGGCCACAGTAATGGCGCACGCTTCTGTCAGATCTTCCTCAATAATCCAGTCGCCCAGTGGGGGGCACCAAACCCCCCACCCAACAATTTCCTCATCGTCATTGTAGTAGGGTGATTCTTCAAACATTATATTGACCTCATTAACGCATCAATTTCAGACTGGGGAACGGTCGTGGTGTTGAGACCTGACAGCCATTTGTTGACGTGCTTTGACGTCGTTACGCTATATTTTTCTTCGGATCTAATCCATTTGTGACCGTCTACGAATGCTGCAACGGGGGTTGCGTATGACACAAATATGATAGTGCCATCGTTTAAAGACACTTCGGTTTGGTTCGCGGCGATTTGTTTGATATCCATTGCTCTTTCTCCAATGTGATGTGGGTTGTTGACCTTAACAGTGTCCCATATTTTTGGGACATAGTCAACAAATAATCGGGTCGGGTCGGGTCGGGGCCCAAACAAAAAAAACCCCGGCCAGGGGTGGGAGGTGGCCGGGGCCCCGTTCAATCGATCAAAGGCCAGGGAGGCCAGCCCAATCGGATTAGAGCGAGTCCTTCAATCTAGGTCAGGACTCGCTCTAATGTCAATCCGCCGCCCTTCGCTCTAAGTGGTAAACCGTATCAGCTTTTTCCCAGCGAACAATAAAGCCGGTAAGATATTCCCGCTTCCATTGGTTATATCTATCGCCCGTTTCAGGCAATTCGCACAAAGCTTCATCCGCTGATAGTTTTGGCAGATCGTGCCGCTTAATCATTACCTCAAATTCTTCAATGAGGGGCAACATATGCTTGTCCCAAGCGTCTTTTGACATGTTATTTGTCCTCAATATCTAAGTGACCCGCGCCATTTCCTTCGGAATCGCAAAGCACCCAAGCGATTTTCTTAAATCCGCCTTTGGATAGAACCAAACCTATCCAAGGTTCACCATTAGACTTGCTATCGTCAATGGCTATTTGGTTGACTTTCCAGCCTACAAGCTGGCCATAGTGTTTTTCAATCCAAGCGTCACTCATTTCAATATCCCTAATTAAGTTGTTGACCCGTATAATATCCCATGTATAAGGATGATTGTCAAACGAAAGGGGCCCTAATTCGGGGCCCCTTTTTTATTGTCTGGCGTTCGGGTCGGGTCGGGTCGGGAACTGGGCGTTCGGGTCGGGTCGGGTCGGGGTCGGGCCGCCGGCTTAATGCATTAAAACCGAGACGATGACGGTAGTAAGAGATCCAGCGATGAATCCCAATAAAAGCGTTTGAACCACGTGCCCCATGCCGTAGGGGTCAATGTCATCGCTGCCCAAAATCCTGAGGCGTTCCGCCAGGATCAAGCGCCGTGCGGTTTCTGATTTGGTCATCGTATCAATTCCCTTTCAAAAGTGTGGGCGCGGGAATGTCCCGCGCCCCTGTGGCTACTTCAATCGTCGTCATATTCTGGCGACCACTCATTGGCATCTTGATGCGCCTGTTGGGAGTAAGCGAAAGGTCCGGACGGTTCACCATCCGGAAGGCATCCTGCAAAACAGGCGTGCCAATACCATCCGGATTTAGGCAGGAAATATATTTCAAAAGATCCATACTTCTCTTGGGATTCTTCCGCGTGAAAAGAGTGGTAACCCTCGTGGCTATCATACGCTTGGGATTCTTCCGGTTTTACAGTCCCGATGATCATTTCAATGTATCCTTTCAAAAGTACGGGCGCGGGAATGTCCCGCGCCCATGGTGCTACGTATTACGTAAGGAGCCCACCGAATGCGCCTTTGGTTTTTCTTTTATGAAGTCTTTAATCTGCCTTTCCGTGGCGCCAAGCTTTCGCGCCAGCTTGGCAAGACCATCAAAGTCCTTATGTTTGGAAGGCGTGGCGCTTTCCGTTATGGTGAGCGTGAAAGACTTTCCACGGTGGTTTCCCACGCTCAAGAACTTACGGATATCGCCTTTTACATCGCCCGCCTTTTTGCCTGCTTCCATTGCCTTACCAAAGGCGTCCACAAATGGCGCTTTCTTTGTAAAAACTTCGCCGTCCATTACTATCGTTTTCATTGTGGAATCTCCGATTCTAAATATGATTGCTCTTTCATGCTGGATTCAAAATCACGCACGTGTGAGTCGATCATACGGTCTAGCTGGATTCCATCGTACGTGCTAGTCTGGCCGCCGCCGTCATATTCAAGTATCGCGGACACGCCATCGTGAATGTGACCTGATTCCCTCAAATATTCCAAAGCACTCCCAACACTTTGAAAGGTGCTTTGCTCAACAAAACCCTGAAAAACTATAATTACGATCATTGGTTAAAACCTTTCTGCCGCCAAAACGCGTTGGCGTCGTTCTTTCTGTATTTGTTGAACATCTCGCGCCCTTCCAAACTGTTGGAAAGAACACAAACGCGAGTCCCGTCTTTCGCTCTATAGATATCAAACCCATTATCCGAATAGCTGTATTTCATTACCATTTCTCGATGCGGTAGCTGGTCACAACCTTGCGCGCCGTGCTGTCGGCAGTGCGCCTAAACAAGTCGCGCGCATAAAGGCGCGCGGCATCCGAGTCCTTGATATCGCACGGCAGGTCCTCACGGCAGTAGTCGTAATTGTCGGTTCTAAATATCGCGTGCCAGCGTCCAAAATCACCGTCGTCTATGTTGGTGCATTCCATAATCATTTCCCTTTTTTGTTACGATGCGGGACAATCCCGCGCCGCGCCGTGTCTTCATAACTCAGAGAGTTATGGACCTAATATCATGGTATGTCAAGGGACACCATGGCATTTATTTTCATCGCGTCGGGCGTCGGGCTCGCGTCGGGGCTAGGTACTTAGGCCAAAGGTCGATCGACCTCCGCCCGATCGCGTCGGGCCGGCCCGCGCGGCGGCGCGCCGCGTCGGGTGGGAGAGGACGGAAGATAGAGTTTGATAAATATAACCATGGACAATTGTCATTGGACCCCTAACCACCCACTTTGTAGGAGACCCCCCCTTCACTTTTGAAAAGATTTCGCCCACAATTTTTTTCGTATATAATTTCATTTGGGTTTTGGAGGATATGAAATGCAGAGTGCGTCGGACGAGGTTCTTCGCGAGATTTTGGCTTTAGAGGAAGCTCGCAAGGTTTTGGGCATAAGGGCTATTGCCCAGGATGACTTCATGGCTTTTGTAAAGCATGTGTATGAGGGGTTCATCGAGGGCAGTCACCACAAGCAGGTGGCGAAGAAGTTTGAGAAGTTGTCCACGAACCGTGGTTCACGGATCATTGTCAACATGCCGCCTCGACATACGAAGAGTGAATTTGCGAGTTATTTGTTACCGGCGTGGTTAATTGGCAAGAACCCGAAGTTGAAGATCATTCAAACGACGCACACGGCTGAGTTGGCTGTGCGGTTTGGCCGTAAGGTTCGTAACCTGATGGAGATGGACATATACAAGCAGATATTTCCTGACGTGGATTTGAAGGCTGACTCCAAGGCGGCGGGTCGTTGGGAGACGGGACAGGGCGGCGAGTATTACGCGGCGGGTGTTGGCGGTGCTATTACGGGTCGTGGCGCTGATTTGTTAATTATTGATGATCCCCATTCGGAACAGGACGCGTTATCGGACTCAGCTTTGGACAATGCGTATGAGTGGTATACGTCTGGCCCTCGTCAGCGGTTACAGCCTGGCGGGTCTATTGTTGTGGTAATGACGCGGTGGTCATTGAAGGATTTGACGGGAAAGCTGATCAAGGCCCAGACATCTGACGTGATGTCGGACCAGTGGGATATTGTAGAGTTCCCGGCTATCTTGCCGAGCGGTAATCTGCTATGGCCTGAGTTCTGGGACAAGGACGAGTTATTGAGGGTCAAGGCTTCGCTGTCCTTGAGCAAGTGGAATGCCCAGTGGCAGCAGAACCCTGTTGCGGAAGAGGGTGCAATTATCAAGAAGGAGTGGTGGAACAAGTGGGAGGAGAAGAAGATACCACCGGTTAGTTATATAATGCAGAGTTATGACACGGCGTTTAGTAAGAAGGAGACGGCGGATTACTCGGCCATTACGACGTGGGGTGTTTTTCAGCCAAGCGAGGGTGGACCGGATAATATCATCTTGATGGATGCGAAGCGCGGACGGTGGGATTTTCCGGAGTTGAAAGAGACGGCGTTAGAGGAGTATAACTACTGGGAGCCTGACATGATTTTGATTGAGGCGAAGGCCACTGGTACGCCGCTCACGGACGAGTTACGTCGTGTGGGGATACCGGTTGTGAATTATACGCCGTCCAGGGGCAACGACAAACATACGCGGATGCACATGGTGGCACCTATGTTTGAGTCTGGCCGTGTTTGGGCCCCTGACAAGCGTTTTTCGGAAGATGTAATTGACGAGTGTGCGGCTTTCCCTCATGGGGACCACGATGATTTCTGCGATTCCATGACAATGGCTCTTATTCGCTACCGCAAGGGTGGCTTTGTAAGTCTTGACACGGATGAGGAGGAGGATGAAGCTTCCAATGTGCTATCTTTCCGTCAGTATTACTGAAGGGGATGCCTGTGCCGAAGCTGAGTGAAAATTCGGAGATTGCATTACCGATACGAAACATAGTTAGCATCATTGCTGCTGCGGTTGTTGCGGCGTGGGCTTACTTTGGAATTGTGGAGAGGCTCAACCGGCTTGAGAGTTTGACCCAGATGCATGGCGTAAGCATCAATTCTAATACGAATTGGGTTAATGGGTTTAAGCCTCCGGAAGCGGTTCAGGATAGTGTGAAGCGTGTCCGTGCTATGGAGCTAAAGATGAAAGAACTTGAAATGATTGTTAGGCATCTTGGGGACAGGTGATGATAGAGCTATTCAATGCTGCATGGCCTGTGCTACTTGCTATAGTGGGGCTAATCATCGTGCTTGCCAAGATGCACGGCGATATAGAGGTGTTGAAAGATAAAATTCGGACTTTGTTTGATTTAATTAATAGTGGCAAAAAATGACCCAAAAGAAATTACAAAAAGATAGCCAATACCAAGCCCTGGATTTGGATGGTGATGGCATTGTGTCTGACGCAGAACTAGCTGTAGTAGAGGCGTTGGAGACTGCTGAGAAGATGGATGCCCAAAGACGGATGGCTTGGTCTGCTTTGGCAATCATGGCCCTGATGACTGGGCTTTTGTTTTTTGTCGTCAGTGAGACAAGGCTTAAATCAATCAGCGACCTGCTTGGTTTGGCATATATTGCGTTTAGTGGTATAACCTGTGCTTACATGGGAATGTCGGCTTACATGAGCCGCAAATAAATCTGAAAGGAGTGGCTATGAATATTGTACATTGGGTCATGGAAAGGCTTGTAGAACCTTCGAGCTACGCGGCGGTGGCCGGTGGTGGTGTTGGTCTGGGAGTGCTGCTGGGTCTAGACATCCTAATCATTATTGGTATTGCGGCTGGCGTCCTTGGGATCGTCCTGCGGGAAAAAGAACTGATCTGATGATCCGGCTATATATCCTTATAGTGGTAGTGGGCCTGGTTGGCGGCGCTATTGCTGGCGGGTATTACTACTATACGGATAGCCAGGCGCGTATTCAGGCTTTGATCTCCAATCAGGCCAAGCTTGAGATGGCTAAACAGGTTCAAGACGACACAATCGACACGCTGGTTGCTGACCAGAAGAAGTTCGCCAAGCTAAATTCGGATTTGCGCGGACGGCTGGACAAGGCGAACGAGTACAAGGACGTACTGATTAGCAAGTTGCGTAAGCACAACCTGTCTAAATTAAGTTTGAAGAAGCCTTTGTTGGTGGAGAAGAAGATTAATGCGGGCACAGCCAAGTTATTCCGGTCTTTGGAAGCTATTTCCGGTGCTACTACTGTTGTTAAGTAGCGGCTGTAGCAGTTTCAAGGATATACTACCCATTGAGGTTAAGACGGTGGAGGTGGCGCGGAATATACCTTTACAAAAGCGCCCTCGCCCCATTGCACTTAACGACATTCACTTCTATGTGGTGACCCAGGACAATTATTTGTCGTTCAAGAAGCGGTTTGAAAAAGAGAACGGCATTCTTGTGTTTTATGCCCTTAGTGTGCGAGATTATGAGACCCTTTCTCTCAATATGACGGAAATTAAGCGTTTTATAGACCAGCAGAAGCAGATTATAGTCTATTATGAAGAGGCCGTCACACCTCAAGAGGAAGAGTAGATGCCATTGTTTTCAATAAAGGCAGGATATTTAGATCATGGCCAATGAACCAGCTTCTTTGATTGATGGTGTGATGCCTTCGCAGGGTATGCCTTTAGGCGGCATGTCTGATGAAGAGATTGAGGTTGAGGAATTAGAGGAACCGACAAGTATTGTCGAGGAAGAGGACGGCTCGGTTGTTTTAAACTTTGAAGATATGCTCACGGAGCAACTTCAAACGGAACCTGACGCCAATCTGGCTGAAGTTCTGGACGAACGGGACCTGATGGCCATTTCTTCGGAGCTTGTGGGTTATTACGAGGATGACAAGGGTGGGCGCCAGGAGTGGGAGGACGCTTATACGGAGGGTTTAGAGCTTCTCGGTATAAAATACGAGAGCCGCGACCAACCTTTCCGTGGTGCCAGCGGTGTCACACATCCAGTTATTGCCGAGGCGGTAACACAGTTTCAGGCGCAGGCTTACAAGGAGCTTTTGCCCAGTTCAGGACCTGTCAGAACGCAGGTTATGGGTGCATCTACCACTGAAGTAGAGGCTCAGGCCCGCCGCGTTCAGGAATTTATGAATTTCCAGATAATGAACGTCATGGACGAGTACGACCCGGAGATGGATCGACTTTTGTTCTATTTACCGCTGGCCGGCAGCGCCTTTAAGAAGGTTTACTTCGACGACATTCTGGACAGGGCCGTTTCGCGCTTCATTCCGGCTGATGACTTACTGGTTCCCTACAATGCGACGGACTTATCCTCGGCAAGTCGCGTTACACACGTCATACGGATGAACACGAACGACGTCCGGAAGTTTCAGGCGGGTGGTTTCTACCGCGATGTAGACATTCTGGCTTACGAGGACGATGACGAGGTCCGCGAGAAGGAGCGTAGTCTCTCAGGAATTGAACGAACAGGCGGTGATGACCAAGATTGCACCCTTTTGGAGGTGCATACGGACCTTGATCTACCTGGATTCGAGCATGTCAGTCCTTTGGACGGCGAAGAGACAGGAATTAAGCTCCCGTATATCGTCACAATAGACGAAGGCAGTTCAAAGGTTCTGTCAATCCGCCGAAATTGGACGGATGGCGACGAATATTACAAGAAGACCCAGTATTTCACGCATTACAAGTTTTTGCCCGGTTTAGGCTTTTATGGCTACGGTCTTCTCCACATGATTGGTGGTCTGGGACGTTCAGCCACCTCTATTTTGAGGCAATTAATTGATGCAGGCACTCTGGCTAACCTTCCTGCTGGCTTTAAAGCTCGCGGTATTCGCATTCGCGATTCTGACGAACCTCTTTCTCCTGGCGAGTTTAGGGATATTGATGTTCCCGGCGGTGCTTTACGAGAAAGCATCATGCCACTCCCCTACAAGGAGCCTAGTCAGACACTAATGTCCCTTTTGGGATTTGTAGTTGAGGCTGGACAGCGTTTTGCGGCTATTGCCGACATGCAAGTTGGCGATGGCAACCAGAATGCGGCGGTTGGAACGACTGTCGCACTCTTGGAGCGTGGATCGAAGGTCATGTCCGCGATACACAAGCGACTGCACTACGCGCAGAAGCAAGAATTTAAGATGTTGTCTCGTGTTTTTGCGGAATCCCTACCTCCTGAATACCCGTACAGTGTCTACGGGGCTGATTCCTCCATAAAACAGGCTGATTTCGATGACCGTATCGATGTTATACCCGTATCTGATCCAAACATCTTCTCCATGTCCCAACGATTGGCACTTGCCCAAACTCAGTTGCAACTGGCGCAGTCTAATCCGGAAATGCACAACCTTTACGAGGCGTATCGCAGGATTTACGAGGCGATTGGTGTCCACAACATTGAGGCCTTGCTTCCGGCTCCGCAGGAACCTCAACCAGTAGATCCGGGCGTTGAGAATGCGACGGTACTGACAATGCAGCCTTTGAAGGCTTTTCCGGGCCAAGATCACGATGCCCATATGACAACTCACATTATCTTTATGAAAACACCCATGATAATGGGTGCGCCACCTATTCAGGCCTCATTACAGTCGCATTTGAGCGAGCATATAGCCCTGAAGGCGCGACAAGAGGTTGAGATGCAGATGCAACAGATGCAGCAACAGGCTATGGAGGTCCAACAGGCCGTCCAGATGGGCCAGATTGCACCTGAAATGGCACCACCGATGCCTGAAATGGGTGATCCGGAAGCCATGGTTGCTAATTTGATTGCCCAGTACACGGAAGAAGTCATGGGTGCCCTTATGCCCTCGCCAGAAGAGCAAGTTGATCCTCTGGTAGAGCTTCGGTCCAAGGAACTGGATATCAAGGCCGCTGATTTACAGCGTAAGGCAGACGAATTTGACCAACGTCTGCTGCTGGATGTCTCAAAGGAACAGGCCAAGGAAGAGATGGCTGCTGAGAAGATCGACTCACAAGAGGATATCGCCTTGTTACGGGCGGAAGTTAACCGTGAGCGCATCAATAATAATACGCCAGGAAGAGGAAATTAGTCATGGCAAAAGGTATGGCGCATTACTTCAAGGACGGTACGAAGAATCCCGGCGACGCACATAAGATGGCTAATGGCGACTTGCATTCCGGGGAGAAGCACACAGCTAAAAGTAAGCGGCTGTACCATTATGCGGAGCTACCCTCCGCCTCTGCTAAAAAGAAAGCTAGGACTAGGAAGAGGGCGTAATGTTTCACGTGAAACAAAATGGCTATTAAAAGGCAAAGCCCCATCCGCCGCACTACCAAGGGTAAAGGTGCAAACTATCGTAAAACCAGCAAAGGCGCTGGAATGACGAAGAAGGGTGTTAAGGCCTACCGTGATAAGAATCCTGGCTCGAAGCTGAAAACGGCTGTTACGGGCAAGGTGAAGAAGGGCAGCACGGCGGCGAAGAGACGTAAGTCTTATTGCGCTAGGTCTGCCGGCCAGATGAAGAAGTTCCCGAAGGCGGCTAAGGACCCCAACAGCCGTTTGAGACAAGCCCGTAAAAGATGGAGATGTTGAATGTCCTTGGTTAAAAACATTAACAATCGTAAGAAGGACGGAACGTCGCGTTCCGCAAAGAAAAGCACCATCAGTGACAAGGCTTATGCAGAAATGCAGGCTGGATACCGCGATGGTGGCATGGTTGACCAGATGTCCGAGCAGATGGGCGTCTCTAACAAGGAAGCAGGTGGTCTTATGAAGAAAGCTAAGAAGATGAACGATTCTTACAGCATGAACATGGGCGGCATGATGGCTCCCCCCATGGAAACCTCTCGTCGTCCAGGTATGGGTGGTTTTGAGATGAACCGCGACATGGGCGGCTCTGTAATGATTTTGAGCCTTGGTAAGATGCCTTCGATGCATCATCACCGTGAGGAGCGGGAAGAGGACAGTTCTTTGATCCAGAGTACGGAGAACCAGGTCCGCGCCCGTCATTTCAACAACAACGGCGGAAAGGGGACTTTCTAATGCCTATGAAAGATGGAATGCCTATTCCGTATAACATGGGCGGGGTAGCCTTTGAGGATGAATTAACGACGGAAACCGGTGGAGCCACAATAGCCGAGGCTCTGGGTATTTCAATGGACCCCGAAGCAAGTAAGTACGACAAAGCTTGGTCCAAGGATATTCTTAAAAATGCCACAAAAGAACAAAAAGCCGAGGCACGGGAGCAATTAAATGTTCCTGACGGAATGAACATGGGCGGGATGGTTGAGGACGAGCTTGGCTACATGAATGGTGGTATGAGCTACAGTGACCGTGGCCCCGTCAAGTATTCCAAAGGCGGCGCCGTTAGTGGCAAAAACTTTAAGGGGTCTTTCTAGAATATGGCCGACCCAACGACTTTCGCCTACAATTTATTGCGGGCTATAGAAAGTCGCATAGAGCTAACCCAGGACGCAATCCTGCACGGTTCCCCCAAAGACATGGAATCATACAAGCACCTTGTTGGAGAGCTTCAGGGCTTAGAATTTAGTCAACGGGAGATAAAGGATCTCCTGCAAACCACGGAGGAAGAATGAGTAATACCCTATACGTTCCAGACCACGTAATAGCGGACAAGAAAGATACTGAGAAGAAAGTTCTTGCGTCTGCCTACGTTACCAAAGATGAGAAAGTGCTCGACCCGTCTCTTGTCAGCAAGAATTTAAAGGAGAGACTACCGCAGCCCACAGGATGGCGTCTTTTGGTTATGCCTTACTTGGGTAAAGCTACGACTGAAGGGGGTGTTCATATTCCCGACTCAGTTCGTGACAGGGAAGCATTGGCGACGGTTGTTGCTTATGTTTTAAGGGTGGGCCCTTTGGCCTACCAAGACTCTGCAAAGTTCGGTGACGAAACAGACCGCAGATGGTGTCAAGAAGGTGATTGGGTGTGTATTGGCCGTTATGCCGGCGCCCGATTTAAGATTGAGGGCGGCGAAGTCCGCGTCATCAACGATGATGAGGTCATAGCGACGATCCTTGAGCCTGACGACATTAAACACATATAGAAAGAACCCATGGAGAACGACCATGCCTGAAGAATCCAAAATTGACGTTGGTGACAGCGACGAAGACCACACCGAGGTGGATATATCCCCTCAAGAAGAGAAGTCTCCACCTAATGCGGGTTTAGCTGCCGCATCAGATGTTGTGGAGTCTGACGATCCTACCGAGGAACTCGAAGAATACAGCACGGGTGTCCAAGGGCGGATCAGCCAGCTAACCAAACGATTTCGAGAAGAAGAACGACAGAAGCAGACGGCTATAGAGTTTGCGGAAAATGTGAGGCAAGAAAATTCCGCCTTAAAGAAGCGGATGGAAGACCTCGATGAGGGTTATCTAAAACAGTTTGATGGCCGCATCACGAGCGAACTTGAGTCTGCCAAACGTGTTCTTCGTGACGCTCACGAGACAGGTGACGTTGATAAACTGGTAGAAGCCCAAGAAACTTTAGCAAACCTGACTGTACAGAAATCGACGGCAAACGTTGCCCGGAGCAAGCAGGCCCGCAAAGCAGTTGAGCCACAAGTACAGCCACAAGCGCAAGTACAGCCCGCACCCCAACCCCAAGCAACACCAGACCCGAAGGCCGAATCTTGGGCTTCGGATAATAAATGGTTTGGGACTGACGAGGTTATGACGTATGGTGCTTTTGGTATTCATCGTCGCTTAGTTGAAGATGAGGGGTTTGACCCATCATCAGATGAGTATTACACTGAATTAAATTCTAGACTTAGGACCGAGTTTCCACATAAACTAGATTCCAAGTCTAAAACGAACGGGGGAAGAAA